GCAATTGAACTTCTGGAAGAAGTCAAAGAGAGCATTATTAACGCCTACGAAACCAAGTCCCATCTCAGCCGAAACAAGATTGCAAAGCTGATGTCCGATGAAACATGGCTCAATGCAAAAAAGGCTCATGAAATGGGTTTTGTGGACGGGATTCTCTTTGCAGAGAAGAAAATGCCTGTTGTTCCCAAAGAGGAAGAACCGGATGAAGAAGAAAAAGAAGATACACTGACCGCAATGACCTATTCCAAATCGAAGAATCTATCTGCATTCTTATCCAAAGTATCTGCATCAGCAGAATTCGTTACTGGCACACCGATTGACCAGCTTGAAAAAAGACTGGCACTTTTGAAATATTGATTGGAGGAATTGATTATGGCTATGACGATTAAAGAACTCAGAGAAAAGAGAAAGAAGGCTTGGGACACTGCCCGTGATTTTCTCGACAGTAAGAGAAATGCAAACGGCGTTCTCAGCGAAGAAGATTCCAAGACCTATGATGCAATGGAACAGATCATTGTTGATCTCGGAAAAGAAATTCAGCGTCTGGAACGACAGGCTGAAATCGAAGCTGAAATGAACAAGGCAACTTCCACTCCTGTTCTCGGTAAGCCTGCAACTCCGAATGTAACGGAAAAGACAGGTACAGCAAGCGACACTTACAAGAAGGCCTTCTGGAACAGCGTCAGAAACCGCAACTGGATCGATGTCCATGATGATTTGCACATTGGTACAGATGCAGAGGGCGGCTATCTTGTTCCAGATGAGTTTGTGCGCCTGTAAAAGGCGATGTTTACAGTAGATTAGGCTCTACACCGCACAGCAGAGCGGTTGTCAATCTGCCTAACCGATGACAGGAAACTGGACACGGGAACACAGCACGGCAGAAACGCAGGAAACGTCAAAAGGATATGAGGCGAGTAGTACCTGCAATGACAAGATAACATAAGGATAAGGCTGGATTGCCAAAGCAAAGGTTAGCTCCTTTTTCGTGGGAGGGTGTGGAAATTATCCTGAAACCACTCTCATGACCCCACCATAATATTGAATTCGTTATGGTGTCTGCTATAGGTCATGAAGCAAGCGTGAGAACACGTGAGATAAACCGAAATGATATCCGACAGTTATCACTTGCCTATAAGCATCGTTAAACAGGGATTGCCTAAGTGGAAATGCCGAAAGGCTATGTCTATTCGAGACTGAATATTCCATATGGCAACGGAGCTTCCGTAGTAGTCCGAGGTGGATAACGCCCACTACATGGCGAAGGGAAGCAGTTTGTTAATTCCAAAGTAAGAAGATGAAAGGGAGGAGAATCCTCATGAATCCAACATCGGAGATTTTGGAGCGTGTCAATAAAAGTTCCTCGGAACATCACGACGGAGTCTTTACAAGACTCTTTCGCTACCTTCTGAGAGAGGACATTTATTTTGCAGCTTACCAGAAATTATATGCAAACAGTGGAGCAATGACTCCCGGAAGTGACAACGACACTGCTGACGGTTTTAGTGCTGAATATGTGCATGAACTGATTGAAGAATTGAGGTCAGGAAAGTACAAACCGAAGCCTGTGCGCAGAGAATATATCAAGAAACAGAACGGAAAAATGCGCCCACTGGGTATTCCGTCATTTCGAGATAAACTTCTGCAAGAGGCGGTTAGAATGTTTCTGGAAGCAATCTATGAACCGTTATTTTATGACCAGTCACATGGTTTCAGACCGGAGAGAAGTTGTCATACAGCTCTCGACCAGATAAAGACAAATTTTCGTTCTGTAAAATGGTTCATAGAAGGCGACATCAAGGGTTGCTTTGACAATATAGACCACGCAGTGCTTATTAAAACGTTAGAAGTCAAAATCAAGGACAGCAGATTTATCAATATTATCAGAGCTTTCCTGAAAGCAGGTTATGTGGAAGATTTTCAATATCATACCACAATCTCCGGTACACCACAGGGCGGAATCATTTCCCCTATTCTGGCAAATATATACCTGCATGAGCTTGACCGGAAAGTCATGAAACTCAAGGAAAAGTTCGATAAGCAGTCTACACGACACCAGACACCGGAATATCTTCATTTAGCGAAAAGAAGGCAGACACTTCAAAAGAAGATTGACAGGGTAAAAGGTGAGGAACGTGAGCTTGCAATCAAGGAATATAAAGCGGTGTGCAATCAAAAATTGAAAACGCCCGCAAGAATGTCCGACGATAAAAAGCTTGTATACTGCCGATATGCTGATGATTTTCTAATTGGAATCAGCGGAAGCAGAGAAGACTGTGAAGAAATTAAAGAGATTCTGAGAGAATTTCTATCAACGCAGTACCATTTAGAGTTGAGTGCTGAGAAAACAAAGATCACACACAGTGCTGAACGAGTACGTTTCCTTGGTTATGACGTTGCGGTACGCCGAAGCCAGAAGATAAAGAAAAAGGCAAACGGTGTTAAACAAAGAACGCTGAATAACTCTGTAGAATTAACTGTACCTCTCGAAGATAAGATCATGCAGTTCCTGTTCAAAAACGACATCATAGAACAAAAACCAAACGGAGAAATCTGGGCGGTTTGCGTTCCAAGATTAAGACATCTTTCGGAAGTGGATATTGTGAACAGGTATAATGCACAAATCCGTGGCATTTGCAATTATTACTGCTTAGCAGCGAATTATGATAAGCTGAATTATTTCCGTTATCTTATGGAATATAGCTGTCTAAAGACGCTTGCAAGCAAAAGCAACAGCACAACGAGAAAAATCATCCAAAAATATCGTCATGATGGCAAATGGGCTATTCCCCATGAAGTTAAAGGCGGTATCAAATATGCAAAGCTTGTCTCGTTAGCTGACTGCAAAGCCGGTAAGTTGATGTCCGATAAAGACCCATGGCAATACAAATCCTTTGACCCGAAAAAGCTGTCACAATATGTGCGGTTAAGCGCAGGGGTATGTGAGCTGTGTGGTGATAATAGTGATTCCTGCTGTATTTATCATGCAGGTAAAATGAAGAATCTGAAAAGCACTACGGAATGGGGCAAGAAAATGCTTCACATGAGACGTAAAACGTTGATTGTTTGCCCGAAATGCTTCAAAAAGATTCACAGGGAACAAAATAAATGACATGTCAATAATGAATGGAAAGCCGTGTACATCGAGAGGTGTAAGCACGGTTTGGGAGGGGCTTTGTGCAAACCTGTCATCGAAAGATGATAAGGCGGCACACTGCTACCTCACGAACAAAAACTGGTGGAAGCATTGGAGGAAGAGAGCATTTTCCGCCAGATGGCAACGGTTATCAAAACTTCCAACGGCGACCGCAAGATTCCGATTGTGACTTCCAAGGGCGAGGCTGTCTGGATGGACGAAGAACAGCAGTATTCTCTCTCTGATGATACGTTCGGACAGGCATCGCTTTCCGCATATAAGCTTGGTACAGCAATTAAAATTTCAGAAGAACTTTTGAATGATTCTGTTTTTGACCTGCCGTCCTACATTGCAAAGGAGTTCGCAAGAAGAATCGGTTCTAAGGAAGAAGAGGCGTTCTTCATTGGTGATGGCAAGGGAAAACCGACCGGCATTTTTAATGCTACAGGCGGTGCGGAAGACGGCACTTCCACCACAGGTGCAAGCATCACATTTGATGATGTGATGGAACTCTTCTACTCCCTCAGAAGTCCGTACCGCAAGAAGGCGGTATGGGTACTCAACGATTCCACGGTGAAGGCACTTCGAAAGTTGAAGGACAACACAGGAAACTACATCTGGAGTCCGTCTGTGCAGGCTGGTGTTCCTGATACAATCCTCAATCGCCCTTACAAAACATCGAGTTATGTGCCGGAAATCAAGGCTGGCAACAAGTGCATGGCATTCGGTGATTTTAGCTATTACTGGGTAGCTGACAGACAGGGACGCTCTTTCAAAAGACTAAATGAACTCTTTGCTATGACAGGTCAGGTTGGTTTTCTTGCTTCGCAGCGTTTGGATGGCAAGTTGATTCTTCCGGAAGCGATCAAGACACTTACCATCAAGAAAGCGTGATGCTATGATTACGCTGAAAGAAGCGAAAAACTATCTGAGAGTGGATTATGAGGAGGACGATAGTCTGATTCAAAATCTGCTTTCTACAGCAAAAAATCTGGTTATGGACATTGGCAGAATGGACGAATCCGCACTTGCTGAAAATGAAGATACCGTGCGGACTGCGATGTTTTTCGCACTTGGGTATCTTTATGAAAACAGGAGCAATCCCGATTATCATAAACTTACACTGAATCTTCGTTCAATTCTGTTTGCACAGCGAGAGGGTGTGATGTAATGGAAATTGGAACACTCAATCAGCGAATTACCTTTCTGGAAAATCGTGTTGTTACCGATGAAATCGGCAATCATACTGCTGTGTGGGATGAGGTCTTTTCCTGCTGGGCAAAGGTCACTTTGAAATCTTCTTCGGAGCATACTGATGCTGGTGTGACCAAAGAAACACAAATGCTGGAATTCCTCATTCGGCAAAGCCAGCACTGGATGCCGTCTGTAACAGGCAACCGAATCTTGTTTCGGGATGTCACATACAACATCGCCAGTGTTACACCGGATTATCTGCACAAGGATTATCTGAAACTTACTGCAGAAGCCAGAAAGGCAGGACAAAATGACCAGTATTGACAATCTTGTAGAGGAAATCATGCAGGGCTTGCAGGAGTATGCAGACCTTGCAGATACCGCCATGAAAAAGGCTGTCCGGAAATCCGCCACGCAAGTGAAAAACGAGATTTCCGCCAATGCCCCGAAAGACACCGGAAAATATGCAAAAAGCTGGGCAACGAAAAAGACTGGCGAAAACAGTCACTCTTTGGAGATGACAGTACATTCTAAAAACAGGTATCAACTGGCACACCTTTTGGAAAAGGGGCATGCCAAGCGTGGCGGAGGTCGGGTATCCGGCAAACCGCATATTGCTCCTGCGGAAGAAAACGGTGTGCAGTTGTTGGAGCATTTAATCGAGGGGGCTTTGTCATGACCTACGAACAAATCGCAGAAATGATGGAAGAGATGGGACTGCCTTTCGCCTACCATCATTTTGCCGAGGGCGAAAGTCCTGCACCGCCTTTTCTGCTGTTCTTATCTCCCGGAGAGAATACGTTTTCGGCAGATAATTTGGCATATTTCAGTTGCAAACAGCTGGACATTGAATTGTACAC